TAATGTATAGACGTTGTACCAGTTTGGTTCTCTAGCCGTTATCTTATGCTCCTTTGCGTGTTCTGCGTATGTTACTTGTTTATTTTTAAGGTTTGGAAGAGTTTGTCCTGGAGCGTTTATTGCAAAACCAGCATATTTAGCTCTGTTTCCTACATATAAGTCTTGACCCATCTTTGCTGTGGGCACTCTTGCGTTTTTAAATACTCTTTCTGTTCTAGGAGGAATCATAAAGTAAGGTGTTTCTGGATTTCGCTTTCGTGTAGGTTTTACAGGAGTTTTAGATACGACCCAATTTTCACCAAATGTTCCTGTCCACCATGGTCCATCTGTAGTCAAAGAATGTACTATGTCCTTTGCTAATTGTTTTCTGCCTTTTAAAATTAACTTTCTCAAGTCGTTAGGCATTTTTGATAGTGGTTTTCTACTAGGCATTGGCAGTAAAGTCGCAACTTACGACAGATAAAAAATGACTATCTCCCTCTATTGTGACAGCAGTTGGTCCTTCTATTGCAGATACTCTAGGACTTACTGAAAATGTATCTGAGTATCCAGGTGCATTTACTGAAGTCAATCCATCAATAACTGATTCGGCTATAGCAGATGCCACGGCACTCCCTTTGTTTGGTGGTGTCAGAATACCACATCTTATAGAACCAGCATAATAATCTTGGGCAGCACCATGAGTCTGTGTAGTCGATTGTGCAAAATTAAGACTGACCATTACATACTTTTTATTATTACCTGGAGTTGTGAAAGGCATATTATCAAACACTACTGTTACTGTGTTATCGGCAGCGACTACAGCAGTTTTGATTGCTGTTTCAAATGCTGCCCGTGCGTTTACTAAAGTCATTAGAAAATAACGTCAATTCTAAATAAATATTCCTGACCGCCACGCAAAGTTCTTACATCTGTAATCTTTGCAACTCTAGTCGATCCAGAAAATGTAAGGGTGATTTCATCTGATAGCAGAGGTTGGTTATCTCCTATAAGATCAGGTGTTATGTAAACCCTAGCTATGTTTTCTTGAAATCCTGTTTCTTCGCTTGATTGTATAAATTCAACAGGAACTTTGATTGTGTAACTTGTGTCGCTGGTAGTTACTGCACCAGTAGATGTGTTGTACGATGTAGATGATTTTCTAGTGTAAATGATAGTTGTGTCTAATGAGTCTCCTAGTTGAGACACCACTTGTTTGGCTATGTTTTTTAGTGCTGTATCTAGTTGCCCTGCCATTAGCCTCTAACCGCCCTTAACTGAAAAGTTCCTGCTCCACCTAGCATATATGCTCCAAGATAACTTTGTAACCAAGGGTAAACATCTAAAATATTATTTATTGATCCAGTTCCTTGACTATCTGTGTTGTATTTGACTTGAATATCTCCTAGTTTTACTTCGGAAAAATTACCATCTTTTCCTGTAGTTCCTGTTATAGCTCCAGTATCATTTGCTAAAGCTCTGGCTAATTCGTATTGTGCATACTTTATATTTAATGGAATCTTACTGCAAGATAGTTCCACTCCATCTACCTGATAATTATTTCTTGGAAACTTTAGTGCTTGTCCATCATCGCATCTGTCGCCATAGTAAACGAAGCTATCAATCCAACGGGTAGCAGATATTAGTGATCTGTTCTTCTGGTCATCTGTTTTATTTGTCCAAGTTGATGAGTCTGGTACTGTTTCAAAGTATGTATTAGCTTCAGCTAGTGTGACATAGCTATTAGCATTTTCTCCTTTTACAGTTGCATTTATGGTAGCTGCCACGATTGATAAAGTAATTTAGTTTTATTGTAGCGTAAAGAAAAAACCCCACCAATAATTGATGAGGTTTGATGACCACAATCTAATGATATTAAGGATTTGTTCCTGTATCAAGTGGTGAGTTAACGATTAGCTCAACTATAGGAATTAAATCAGCATCGTATGTGATTGCCCAGTTGTTATCGTTAGCTAATGCTGCGTTAGTTGGGTTGTCTGAAGCAGATGTCCACTTAGTTCCCATAACGTGATAAGCACTGTGATAATC